AGTGGAAAGATTCAAATATAGTTGAAGATCTGATTACTTATTTAGATAACGTCATTACATTTTTTGTTAAAGAAGCACCTGACGCTTTAAATAAAGCAAGATATTCAGCAATGAGAGAAAGAAGTTTGGGCTTAGGAGCTATGGGATTTCATTCTCTGTTGCAATCTAAGGATGTGCCGTTTGAATCCGTTATTGCTAAAAGTATAAATACACATATTTTTAAAGAAATTAAAAACAGAGCTAAGCAGCAAACACAGAAATTAGCGCAATTAAAAGGCTCTTGCCCAGATGCTGGTGAATTAGAAATAAGAAACTCTCATTTATTAGCAATTGCGCCTAATGCAAATAGTTCAATTATAGGATGCACATCACCTTCAATCGAGCCCTGGAAGAGTAATGCATATACACACCGTACTAGAGTAGGATCTTACTTAGTGAAAAATCCTTACTTAGAAAAAGTTTTACAAAAATATTCTAAAGAGAAAAAAGAAAAAGAACAATGGTTAAAAGACCAGTGGAAGTCAATTATCTTAAACGAAGGTTCTGTTCAACATTTAGATTTCTTAACAGATTGGGAGAAAAAAGTTTTTAAAACAGCTTTTGAGTTAGATCAACGTTGGATTATAGATCACGCTGGCGATAGACAAGAATTTATATGTCAAGGACAAAGCGTTAATCTTTTCTTTCCTGCAGGAACAAACAAATCTTATGTAAATAAAGTTCATATTAGAGCATGGGAAAAAAAATTAAAAGGTTTATATTATCTAAGAACAAACTCTGGCGCTGCTGCAGAAAAGGTTTCACAAAAAGTAGAATCAAACAAACTAAAAGATTTTCAAGATGATGATGATTGCTTAAGTTGTCAAGGATAATTATATTAAACAAACATATAACAAAGGTTAAACAAAATGTCATTACTAAAATACAATACAACATATAAGCCTTTTAAGTACAACTGGGCTATGGAAATTGCTGAGTCTCACGAGAAAATACATTGGGGTTCGTGGGAAGCTAAGTTAGCTGAAGATGTAAATCAATGGAAAGGCGGAAAAGTTAGTGAAGTAGAAAAGAATCATATAACTCAAATACTTAGATTATTTACGCAAAGCGATGTACAAGTTGGAGGTAACTATTGTGATCTGTTTATTCCTAAATTTAAAAATAACGAAATTAGGAGTATGCTATTAAGCTTTGCAAATCGTGAAGGTACACATCAACGTAGTTACGCTCTTTTAAACGATACACTTGGTCTACCTGAAGAAGAATACAAAGCTTTCTTAGAATATGAACAAATGCGTGATAAGATTGAATTCATGCAAAAAAACGACGTTTCAACTAAAAAAGGTCTAGGTCTTGCTCTTGCTCAATCTGCTTGTAATGAAGGAATGAGTTTATTTTCAGCATTTATTATGTTGCTAAATTATCAGAGATTTGGAAAGATGAAAGGAATGTGTGAAATTGTTGAATGGTCAATACGAGACGAAACAATGCATGTTCAAGGCATGACTCAGTTATTTAGAGAGTATGTAAAAGAAAATCCTAGAGTAGTTAATAATAAATTTAAAGCAGAAATATACCAGATGTATAGAGATGCAGTTGATTTAGAAGATAAAGTTATTAATTTAGCGTATGAAATGGGAAGAATTGAGGGTTTAGAAAAAGAAGAAGTTAAGAAGTATATTAGATATCTTGCTGATAGACGTTTAATTCAGCTTGGACTAAAACCTAACTTTGGAGTTAAGAATAATCCTTTAGACTGGCTAGACTGGATTATTAACGGAGATTCATTTAAAAATTTCTTTGAAGGAACAGTGACAGATTACAATGCTGATGGTATGAGTGGAGATAGTTGGGGTTGGGATAATTTATAAAAATAATTTTATAAATGTTATAATAAAATACTATAATATTAAAAAATAAGGAGATAATAATTTTATAATGCATTACTATACTAATATTTCACCGCTAATTAAAGAAATTGAGTTAAAGCAGCAACCTGTAATAATTACTGTAAACGAATTTACTGAAGAGAGTGTTAAAAAATTTAATGAGCTTATGTGTCAAGCACAAAATAGCGGACAAAAGGTAATTCCAATTGAAATTGATTCTTTCGGAGGACAAGTTTATTCTTTAATGGCGATGATTTCTGCTATTAAGACTTCTAAAGTTCCTGTTGCAACAATAGTACAAGGAAAAGCTATGAGCTGTGGTGCAATATTGGCTTCGTTTGGCTCTGAAGGATTAAGATTTATGGATAAAGATTCAACAATGATGATTCATGACGTTTCTTCTTTTGCTTTTGGTAAAATTGAAGAATTAAAATCTGATGTAAGAGAAGCTGAAAGATTAAATGACAAAGTCTATAAAATGATGGCTAGAAATTGTGGAAAGTCTGATGATTATTTTACAAAACTAATCCATGATAAAGGTCACTCTGATTGGTTTTTAGATGCTGAAGAAGCTAAAATTCATGGTATTATTGATCACGTAAGAGTTCCTGAAATGAAGATTGAAGTTGAAGTTAACATTACTGTTGAATAGTTAGTCTTAAAAAGGAACCTTTTATGAAACAAAATTTAAATCTATCTTTATTAATTGAAAATTGGAAAAAGTTTTTAAATACACAAGTAACTGAAAGTATATCAGGTAAAGAAAAATTAAAAGTTGATTCTAATTTATTTAGTAAACAAAATGCTGAAGATTTTATTAAATTATTTATTAAGTCAAGGGAATCTGGATTATTAGCTTTGTCTTTGTTAAATAAAACTTTAGATGACTATCAAGATCTTAAGATAAAGTCTCTTGATTCTAGAAAATACACGAAGTTAGCTGACGATGTTTTTAATGATCAAACTACTGTATTAACAGATGATCAAATAGACAATATATGCAATCAAATATCTATTCTAATTAAAGAAGTAGAATTAAAATTAGGATTAAAAAATGGAACAATTTAGTCATATAAATAAAAATAAAAATTATGTAAGACAAATACAAGAAGAAGTTGGAACTACTATTGATGGAGTTTATGGACCAGGAACACATAAAGCTGTTCGCAAGTATTATGGAAACGTTATATTTCATATGGGAAAAGTAGTACCAATTGACTTTGACGTAGAAGTAGATATGTCTGCACCTTTATACGAGTTAGACGATGGAACTAAAAATTGGTACTTAAGAAAAAAAGATCCTGACTCTATATGTGTGCATTGGGGTGGTTTAAATAGTAGACATTGTTATAATGTATTTAATATGGCAAGAGGAAGACATGTATCTTCGCATTTCTTATTAGGTTACAATCACAAAAAGCAAAAATTAGAAATATTACAATGTTTAGATACAGGATTAGTTGCATATCATGCAGGTAAGTTTAATAAATATTCTATAGGTATTGATATCTGTATGCATCCTGATACTAAATATTGGGAAAAAACACAAAACTGGTATCATGATGCTTCTTTACAAGTTTGTAAGATACCAGATTCTAGAGTTAAAGGTCGAAAAATTGTTATGATTGGAGATGAATTTGCTGAATTCTGTCAAGAATTTTTAAGATCTTTAAGAGAAGCTGTAAACTTACAAGACAAGCCTATTTGTAAAGATAATGAAGTATATTCTGTTAAAGATGCATCACAATTTAGTATTGTAGGACATCACAACATTTCAGCTAAGAAATGGGACGTTATTCCTTGGGCAGAAAAACTATATCATAATATTGACTAAAAAGGATAAAAATGAAAATAAAACTATATAATGACAGTATTGGTTTTGTTGAGCTAGTTCAATCAATGGGCGAGGATATAACTGTAGTAAATTCTGCGAGGGTTTCTTTTGGAGTTCATAAAGAATCATTAGATGACAAAGATAAAAAGTTAATTAACTATTTGATTAAACATAGACATACTTCTACTCTAGAACACAATATTGCAACTTTTAGAATTAAAGTTCCTTTATTTATTAGAAGTCAACATCATCGTCACAGGACATGGTCTTACAACGAGATTAGCAGAAGATATACAGATGTAAACTTAGAATTTTACGAGTCAGATCTTCTTAGAACACAACACAAATCAAATAGACAATCTTCGAATCATGAGTACATAAATCCTAAATTGTCAATGAGTACAGACTTTGCATCTACACCTAGAATTATAAAAGCTACTGAAGCTATAAAAGAGCATCACAAATTATCTCTAGAAATATTTGATAAGCTTTTACAATCAGGAGTTTGTAGAGAACAAGCAAGAGGAATTTTGCCACAAAATTTATATACAGAATATTATGCTACAGCTAATTTAAATAATATTTTAAAGTTTATAGATTTAAGAACACACGAAGGTGCTCAATGGGAAATTCAAAAGCTTGCTGAAGGTATGTTAAGTATTATTGAATCTTTATGGCCAGAGACTATTAAATGCTATACTAATATTAAAAATAGTGTAAAATAAATTAAAAAATAATACAATATAGTATAATATTTATTATTACAACATAAAAGGCGTAATAATGAATAATATATTGTTAGAAAGACATAAAGATTTAGAAAATCTACTTTGTAGATGTAGAATTAAAATAGAAGATCGTGAAGATCCTACTGTTTTGGATATTATGACTGATATGAGAGCTTTAGCAGGTATTGTTACAGTAAGACAAACTAGACCAGTTAGTGAAGTAATTACTAATTCAGGTCACAGAATAATTGAGCTTAATGTTTCTTATTTGCCTAAGTTTATTAAAGGTAAAAATAAAATAACAGTTGTAGGTAAAACTTTAAAATCAATAGAAGGAGTTGACATAATAAAGTTAATAGAACACGACAATGACATTATAAATCTTTCTTTAAAAAAATCACCAATTATCTTATAAAGGAAACATATGAGAAAAAATAACGTATTACAATATTCATTAAATGATTCAACTATAGCTCATATAGCAAGATTACTTCAAGTTGCTATGTTAACAGGAACTGATATTATAGATCATATGCGAACTATAAGACTTGAAAGCGATGCAAGTAATAGTTTAGTTTTAGAAGGTGAATATAAATCTATTTTTGATGGATCACTAGATCAAATGTTACAAAATGCTAATCAAAAGTTAAGCGAAAGTGAAGATGAATAAAGATAGTTTACAAGAAATTTTTAATTCAAGAGAATCTTTTATGACTCTTATTAAAGAAAAATATCCAGAATCATATCCTTCATGGCCTGTTGATTTATCAAACAAAGAATCACAAAAAGTTTGTAGAGAAACAGCGTTAAAAGGTGTTGAAGAAATGTTTGAAGCTTTAGGTCATTTAAAAAACTGGAAGCCTCATCGTGAAACTGATATTCCTGAAATTGATAGAAAGGAATTTCTTGAAGAAATAGTTGATTCTTTTAATTACTTCTTGTCTTTACTTGTTTTAATAGGCGTTGACAAAAAAGAGTTTTATGATGCTTTTAAAAGAAAAGATATAATTATAAGAGAAAGACTTAAAAACGGATATTAAAACATGATTGAAATTGATAATCTATATTTTAAAAACAAGTATAGAGGTTCAATTTTAATTGATAAAATTTGGAACGACATTATTCAAAACAATATTATTTATTATTCAGGCTTTATGGAAAATTTTTGTTTGTTTTTTGATTTAGACGATGTTTATTATACTTTAGACATATTAGATAGTAAAAATCAAAAAGTAATTAAACAAAAAACTGGAATTATATCTTCTAATAATCTAAGCTTTATTTGCTCTTTTATGTCTTTGAATATAGATTTAACTTTAAATAAAAAAGATAAATTTAAAAAGATTTGTAATAGTACTAGATTTTATTATAACAAGGACGGTAAAGATTTAGGGATTGTCGACTGTGTTTCTGAATATGATTTTAACATAAGTCATATATACGACTTGCAAAGTGAAATATTACCTAAACTTTCTAGAGAAATACAGTATTCTGTTTTAAAAAATATTATGTATGTAGACATAGAATTTGATTCAAAACTAACTTACTTGGCTGACTTTGAATATTATACACATAAATCAAAAATATTAAAACAAGATTTCATACAATTATTAGAAAGAGAAGTCAATAACAAAAAAGATAAAGAATTAATAATAAATATTCACAATCAATTTAAGGAAAAAAATGAGCTTTGAAAAATTATTAGATAATCACAGAAAATTTACTGAAAAGTTTTATAATGTTAATCTTTTTGACTCCAAACAAAAAGAAGAAATGTTAAAAACATTATGTTTAGCATTACATCATGAAGTTTCAGAAATAGTAAAGTCAACTAATTTTAAAGTTTTTGATAAAAAAGAATATACTGTTAATAAAAATGAAATTGTTTATAACGCTGTAGATGCTACAAGATATATTTATGCAATACTTGGATTATACAACATTGATGCAAAAGAATTTATGTATGCTTATGAAGAAAAAGATTTATATCTTGATGTAATACAAAACAAAAAAGAACACAAAAAAGATCAACCTGTAGCAATTATTGATATAGACGATATACTGTGTAACTTTAGAGAATACTTTAATAAATACTTGTATAAACAATATAGCATAGTTATAGATAAAAACAGCACATCATATTATTCTTCTAAAGAAGTAAAAGACTTCGGATTAAGTCCAGAAGGTGTATTTGAAAAGTTTATTCAAAAAAATGAGCTACTTAACATACCTGTAATTGAAAGCATGAAAAATTTTATATTAGAGTTAAAAGAACAAGGTTACTATATACAACTGCTTACTAGCAGACCTGAGTCTAATTTAAAATGTAAATATCAAACTTATTATTGGTTAGAAAAAAACGATGTCTATTATGATAATTTAGGTTTTGCTTTTGAAAAGTATATTTGGGTTTCAAAAAAAGATTACTATATGCTGGGTAATGTTAAGTTTGCTGTAGATGATAGTCCAAAACATTCTATGGAATATGCAACTCACGATGTAAAAGTTATCATGCCAGATCTTCCTTATAATAAAAATGCTAGACATGATAATATTATAGTATTTGAAAAAGAAAATATTAATATTGATTTAATTAAAAATTTATAAAATTAATGTGTAAATTTTAACTTAATAATGTATAATATATTTGTTATAAACAATATAAAAAAATGGAGGCGAAATGCCAATTAATAATAATTTAACTCCTATTAATCTTCCTATGGATTTAAAATTTAATCAAGAAGTTCGTACTAATTTTATTAATAATTTAGAATCATTAAAAATTGATTTAATTGATGGTCCGACAAGAGAACAAGCACAAAAAATTGCATGGCATATGACAAAAGCAACATGGGCTGATCAACCAACATCAACTAACTTTGAAGGTGCTGATCCTAAAGAAGCATCTATTAACTTGCAAGATGTTTTAAACTTTCGTGCTTTACCTACTCCTATGGAATGTTTAGGCTTTACATTTAGAATTAGTGGTATTGACACACAAACTGTAACACATCTAATCAGACATCGTGCTGGATCTTTTGCAGCACAATGTACAGGTGATCGTGATTTAAGATTTGATAATGCTTTAGTTCCAGAATCTATTGAAAATTCATCATATTACGATAGATTTAAAAAAATTGTAAGTGATGCAAAAAAATTATATGCAGACATGTCTGATAGTAAATGTATTTCAATGATGGATGCACGAGTTATTCTTCCAAAGTGTATGGAAACATTCTATATTGCGCGTTTTAATCTTAAAGATCTTATTGGTTTTATTAAACAACGTCAAGACGTACAAATTCAACCTGAAGTTGACAATATAATTGCGACAAGAATTGCAAAAATTGTTTGTACGCAAATTCCTGAAGTTGCAACTTGTCTTAACTTTGAAAAGCCTGATATGCATTATGTTCGTACTTTTAGAGTAAAACTTTCTGACGGAACGTATACTTCTCGTGGAACAAACTTATATCAACCAGAACCTAAAAATGATTTATTTGAATATCATGAAAATGATTCTATATATCAATGTAGACGTGAAGAGTTAAATGGAGATATGCCTACAAATGAAGCTAAAAACTTTACTGTTATGTGGCATGATGATATCTCTTCTATTGATGCAATTAAAAAAACATTAAACTTTTAAATTTAAAAAGTAAGGTATAAAATTATGAAAATTTATTTAGCAAGTGGTTGGTTTAATCCTGTTCAAGCAGAAGAGTTAACAAAGCTCGAAAGAATATTTGATGAAAGAAGCGAATATTTTGACTTAGCTTCTCCAAGACGTATTTTTGTATGTCCTCCAGATGCTCCAAAGTCTGTACAAGATGAAACATTTTCAGGTAATTTACATCATATTGAAACAGCAGACTTTTTATTAGTTAATACTCGTGACAAAGATATTGGAACTATTTGGGAAGCAGGATATGCTTATGCAATGAAAAGGCCTATTGTTTATTTTTGCGCAGGTTTACCAGAAGGTGCAAAATTTAATTTAATGCTCGCACGAAGTGGAATTAAAGTATGTACTTCATTTGATGAATTAGAAGAATACCTTGATAGAGCAATTCAATTAAACGAATTGCCTTTTGAGCCATACGATAAAGATATTGAATAAAATTGAAAGAAAAGAATTTACTGAAAAGTATAAAAACAAATTAATATCTTTTAATTTTATATTTGTAGAAAAGAAAAGTATTGCGATTGTTTTAGATGTAACTTATGACTATAACTTTGGATATACTTTTGTATTGTTTAGTGAAAATAAAAAGTTTAATGCTCCTATACTGCATATTGATTTTGAGGTTTTAAAATAAAATGAGTGGTAAAATTATTTTATCTGAAACTGATTTGTTACAAGTTTATAATGAGTTATTTGTCGAAGAAGAAATATATCTAAAGCTTTCAGATATAGAAGAACTAATTCTTCATCAAGTAAAAGATAAAAATTCTATTACTATAAAAATAGAAAAGAAAGATTTTTTAGAAATTGTAAAGTCTTTTAAATAAAATTTTTAGAAAATTTACTAAGTTAAAAAAGGATAAAAATGAGAATAGCAATTACAGGTGAAAAAGGTTTTATTGCTAAAAATTTGGCAAATGAAATTACAAAGCAAGGACATGAATTTGTATCATTGGACGAATCAGAATTTGCTAATTCAACGATGACAAAAACAAAGTCAGGTGAAGTTTGTGTTTATAGCAATAGTGTTGAAAGTTGGTTTAACTTATTCAAAGCTACAAATTTAGACTGTATTGTCCATAATGCTGCAGTTGTTGGAACAGATGTTGTTGCTCTTAACTCAAAACATGCTATTAATACAAATGTTTTAGGTACTCAAAATATTGTAGAAGCTGCTAATAAAAAAAATATATTAGTTGTTTATACTGGAACTACAGTAATTTATGATACAGTAAAATATCAAAATAAGTTTATATTAGAAGATAGTAAAATATTTCCTAAAACTTTATATGCTATACAAAAATATGCAGGTGAAATGATTGTTAGGAGTTTAGCAAAGGAATGGTTAGTTATGAGACCTTTATTTGCTTATGGCGGTGTAGGAGATATGAATTCTTTAATTGCTAAATCAATGTATGCAGCAAAAAACAATATCGAAAATATTGATATGTTTTTAGATCCTAACAAAATAAAAGATTATATGCATGTAAATGATTTTTGTAATGCTATAATGACAGCAATATTGTCAAATGTTAGAAATAAAGATTTTAACGTTTCAGCAAATAATCCTTATAAAACTTCTATGATTATTAAAAAAGTTTCTGATGAAATTAAGTTAAATCTAGAAAGTACTTTAAATTGGCACCCAGAGACAGATTATTTAGGCAATCATAGATTATCACCAGATAAATTTAGAGATCACTTTGATTGGAAACCACATGTTTCATTGGAGCAAGGAATAAAAATGTCTTGGGCTTCAATCTGCGATGACAATACAAATTATAATCCTCTTGTTTATTTAGAGCAAGCAAAAAAAGAGAATATTGACTTAAAAGATTTTTTTCCTAAATAATTTATTTTTTACTCGATATACTTACCCTATAAAGGAGATATTTTATATGGGTAGGCCTAGTAATAAAGTTTCTAAAAAATGTTCTCATTGCAACGCAGACTATTTAGTTTCACCTTCAAAATTTGAAACTTCTAAGTTTTGTTCTAGAAAGTGTATGAGAGAATCAAAAAGTGTATCTAAAGAATATGACTGTTTAAATTGTGGAAAAAAATTTGTTTCTTATAAAAATAAGTCTTATTGCAGTAGATCATGTTATCTTACTAAAGTAACGAAAAAAAGAATTGATTTAAAGTGTGGTAATTGTGGAAAAGAATATGTAAAACCAGAAGGTCAATTGACAAAGTTTTGTAGTAAAAAATGTGCTTTAATAGCTCAAAGTTCTGGATTACAAGAAATACCTTCAAATGGAAGAAAAGGTTTTAGAAGAGATTTAAACCCGAAATATTTTTTTAAATCTTCTTTAGAAGCAGACTACGCTAGATGGTGTGATTTCGTAGGAAAAGATTATATTTATGAACACAAAACTTTTAATGTTGACTTTGGCAATAAAACAAAAGTTTATACTCCAGACTTTTATCATCCTGACGAAGACAGATATGTTGAAACAAAAGCTATAAGAAGAGATAGAAAATTTAATTCAAATCTTCTTGCTGCTGATATTTTAAAAACACAAGGATTAAACATTGAAGTTTTGTTAATGGATGAATTTTATAGAAATATAAAACAAAGTGGTCATTATTGGTTAATAGACAATATTGAAAACAAAAACTATAACGGAACTAGACATTTAATCTACTTAAAAAAGAAAGTTTAAATAATGTATAAAGAAGGTGATTTAGTAAAAGTATATAAAGCAAGGATAAGTAGAAAATCTTTTAATTACGGTATTGTAATATCAAAAACACAAAAAGAATTAAACAATAATAATACAACAGTATATTGTATTTTATCAAATAACAAAATTACATTTTCAATTTCTAGATATCTAAGTAAAGTATAATAAAAAAATTCGTAGCAAGTCTTTATAACTTTAAATTTGAAACTATAAACTTCTTATTAATTGATATAAGTAATAATACAGCTAATTTTTAATAGAACGAAAAAAATCATCTATTAATTTAAACATCAAGGATATTGTTTTATATGCAAAAAAGATATCATAATCAAAAAGGATTCATATCAGTAGTTATATTGTTTATGGCTGCAGTATTAGCTTTTATATCATATAATATAATAGATATAGGCACTACAAGCATTAAAGTAAACACTGAAAAGCAAACTTTAGATGCTTGTAGTGTTTTAGCAGGGCAAATCTTAATAAAGACAAATAATATACAAGAAGCATGTAGTTCTCAAAACTTAAATCAATGCTCTGAGTTAACAGGTAATACTGATTCTAATATGTCTTGTATTGACTTAGGTCTAGAATGTAATAACTTAGACGAATGCAAAAGAAAAATGCTCATAACTTCAGAATATAATCCCGGAAATTTAGAAGTTGCTAAATCAGTTGAAATACATGTTAATGAAGAAACTCACGAAGTCAATCTTGTTGATGCTGCAGTAATAATGCTTTTAGACTTTAGCGGTTCTATGCAAGGAAATAGAATAAATCAATTAAAAGCCGCAGTAGCAGAGTTTATAAGTTCAAACTATAATTTAAATTACTCTGTTATTCTTTATAATAACAGCATTATATCATTATCAAATATTGATAAAGGATTAAACCACGATCAAAACGTGCTGTCTATAGTTGAAAGTAACAGTGCAAGAGGAGGTACAAATTTTTTATTGCCTTTACAAGAAGCTTTAAGACAAATAAATAACACAAATCATGAAGCATACTACATAATGTTAATATCAGACGGTGCTCCAAATGAAGGACCTAATCCTTCTAGAAACTTTGTTACAAACAATATCATGAATATTGACAATAGTTTTTGTTTAGTATCAACTAGACAAAATCCTTGTATCACAATTTTTACTTTAGGCGTTGACAATGCTGACTTAGGAACATTAAGAATGTTAAGTGGTAATACAATTAGTCAAGACCCAGTTAATTATTCTTATACAGCTAGTTCAAACCAAACTTCTGATGCGTTTAATGCAATTATAGAAGAAATAATTTGTAGAGTAGGTCCTGTTAGATCTGAAGGTTTTCTTAAAGTTTTTAACGACTTAGAGATATTAGAAGAAAATATTGACTATATTTTTGATGTTCAAAATAAAATACTTAAGTTTTATGATTCAGAGCCGTTTAATATATGTACAGAGATGATAAATAATAGAAGCAATATTACTTTAAGGTGGGGAAATCCAGAACTATATGTTATACATTAAAAGTCTAAACAGACTAATATCTTATTTTCTAATTTATTAATTAATAATTGAATTTGATCATTAGATGGTTTGTAAGCATTAAAAAATATTCTTCGAAGTCTTTCTTTCTCGCTATTATCAATTGTTTTTGCGTTGTTTATTATGCTAAAATCTTTTGGACTGTCCATTTTAGAAATACAATACGCAAATATAGAAGCAGGAAAATCATTTTCTCCAACAGACTCTGTAAATTTTATTTCTGTAAAAAATTTATGTAAAGCTAAATGATTAAGAAAACCTTTCATTTCTTTATCGCTAAGCATGTTGTCTTCTTCATAACCATCTTTAACATTTTGTATTTCAATACTATAGTCATCGTAAGCACCTTCCCATTGACACCAGCCTCTATGATATTCTCCAAGTATAGAGTTTTCACCGTATATTAAATGCTCAATATCATGAAGTAACCAATAAAAAGCATCACTATCTAAATTTTCTCCTCCAAGGTTATCACCAATACTGCTAGCAATTATAATTGGCTCTTTGTTATCTGTAACTATTAGCTGTCTAGATAATTCTTTGTCACCTTTGCTTTTGAAAAAATTAATAAGTTTACTTTTGGTTTCTCTATCATTTGATATTACTTTACCAAAACCTAAATTTAATGTTGATACATCTTGCAGTATTTCTATTTCATTGCTTTCATTTAAAAATTTCTTAAGCAAGTTTGCTTGATTAAAGTTTAATGTAATAATAGTAGCAGGTTTTGTTTGTTTAACAAGATAACTGTACTTCCCTCTTTCAGACAATAAATTACTATTCCATTCAGTTAACAACTCTTTAAATTCTCTTCTGCTTAATTTGCTCATTTATAATCCTTAGTAATTTTTATATGTGTAAATTAAATATTAATTAATTATAATAAATAAAAACAAGAAAGGTATATAATTTGTCTATTGAATTAATAACACCACCAAATAGATTTGTATCTCTTCATTCACACTCAACTTTTAGTACTTTTGATGGTCTAGGTTATCCAGCAGATCACATAAACTTTGTTCTTTCTGAATCTCAAGGTATGGATGCATGGGCTTTAACAGATCATGGAAACGGCAACGGTCTTGCTCATGCACATTCACATGCTGTTAAAATGCAAAAGAAAGGTCAAAAGTTTAGGCAAATCTACGGTGTTGAATTCTATTTTGTACCTTCTCTAGAACAATGGTCAAAAGAATACTCAGATCATCGTCAAGCTGTTAAAGATGCAAAAACAGCAGCAGCTGCCGAAAAGAAATCAAAAGAAAAAGTCGATATCGATGCTGATGATGAAAGTGGTGGTCTTGTTGTTGAAGACGAAGATGAAACAAAAAAAATAGATATTCTTAAAGATGAATGGAAACGACGCTATCACCTTGTAGTCACTGCGCGTAATAGAAAAGGTTTAAACAATTTATTTACTCTAGTTAAAAAGTCATATAAATACGGTTTCTATAGATATCCTCGTATTGATTTTAAAATGCTTAAAGAACATGGTGAAGGTCTACATGTATCAACAGCTTGTTTAGGAGGTATTTATAGTAATCGTATTCTTCGTGGTAATGCACATAATAAGTCACATGATGAAATACAAAAAGATTTATTAAACCTAACAGACAGATTTACAGACGCTGTAGGTATTGAAAACTTTAAATTAGAATTACAATTTAATAAACTAGAAAAGCAACATATTGTTAATAACTTTTTAATTGAACATCATAAGTTAACTGGTATTCCTTTGATTTCTACAGCTGATTCTCATTATCCTACTAATGATAAATGGCAAGCACGCGAGTTATACAAGAAACTTGGTTGGTTAGGCAAAAAAGACGGTATGACTCTTCCTGAGTTTGAAGATTTAAAGTGTGAACTATATCCTAAGAATTCACAACAAATGTGGGATGAGTTCTTAGAATCTTATCCTTTATATGACTTCTATAAAGGTAATGAACAGCTAGTTAAAGAATCAATTGAAAGAACACACGATATTGTCTGGAATGATTTTGAAGATACTTGGATTGATACAAGCGCCAAATTACCAACAATATCAGTACCAGGAAAAACTCCATTTCAACATTTGGCAGAATTAGTAAAACATGCTTTAATAAAAGAAGGTTTACATAAAAGTAAAGAGTATGTTGATAGAGCAAAATATGAATTATCAGACATTAAGTATTTAGGTCACGCTGCTTATTTTATTACAATGTATGAAATATTTAAAAGAGCTGAAACTAAAACTTTATTTGGTGCAGGAAGAGGTAGTGGTGCAGGATCTTTAGTAAACTATCTTTTAGGTATTACTCAAATAGATCCAATACCTTATAATTTACTTTGGAGTAGATTTTTAGGTAGACATAGAACTTCTTGGCCTGATATTGACACAGATGCAGGTGACAGAGATGAATTAATAAAGGCAGCAAGAGAATTATACGGTGACGATGCTGTAATTCCAGTATCAAACTTTAATACACTTAAACTTAAGTCGCTTGTAAAAGATATTGCTAAGTTTTATGATATTCCTTTTGATGAAGTTAACAAAGTAACAGGACCATTGCAAGATCAAGTTATGTCTTTAGCTATGGATAAAAATCAAGAAAAGTCTGTATTCGTTTTAAAACATGTAGATTGTATGAAATATTCTCCTGAGTACAATGAATTTATGACAAAATATCCAGAAGTTGCAAAACATGTAGAAACTTTATTTATGCAAAATAGAGCTATTGGTCGACATGCTGGAGGTGTTATTATAGCTGACGCAGATAAGCTTGAACAATCAATGCCTATCGTTGGTGTGCGTGGTGAACTTCAAACTCCTTGGACAGAAGGTATGAACTTTCGTAATTTAGAAGATAATGGATTTCTTAAGTTTGACTTTCTAGGATTAACTCTTCTTAAAGATGTTGAAAATTGTATTTATCGCATTCTTAAAAAACAAGGAAACATTAACCCGACATTTACAGATGCAAGAGCATTTTTTGACAAGCATCTAAATTGTAGATTTCATAAACAAGAAGATATGGATGTTTGGAAACATGTTTATCACAATGGTAGATTTTGTGGAATATTTCAATTTACAAATCAAGGTGCAAGACAGTTTGCTTTAGACGCAAAACCAGATAATATCGAAGAACTTGCTGCACTTACTGCGATTTATAGACCTGGACCTTTAAAAGCAAATGTTCATAAAAAATATGTTAAAGCTAAACATAATAAAGAATCTATAACTTATCCTCACCCTATCATTGAAAAGATATTAGGTCCTACATTTGGATTTATAACTTTTCAAGAACAGTTTATGTTATTAGCACAAGAGCTTGCTGGCTTTGATCCTGGTGAAGCTGATAAACTTAGAAAAACTTTAGTTAAAAAATCTTTAGATACATTACATTCAAAAGGCTCTGAAAAAGCTATTGCTAGAGAAAAGTTTATTAAAGGATCTAAAGAGTTAAATGATATTCCTGAATCGATATCTTCTAAATTATGGGCAGAAATAGAATTCTTCAGTGTTTATGGTTTTAATAAAAGTTTACTATTTGATACACTAGTGGATACTTATGATCATAAAGGAAACTTTTTAGCAACAAAGGAGATTCAAGATGTTATTCCAGGTGTTTATGTTAAGTCTAGAGATGAAGAAAGTAAAGAAGATATATTTACACAGGTTTTGTCAAACCACGATCATGGAGAAGTTCCGACATTTAAGATTACTCTTGAAGACGGGCAAAGTGTTGAATGTACAATGCATCATAAATTTAGAGTTGAAGACGGAAGGATGTTACCACTATGGTTCATAATACAAGAAGATCTTTCGATTGTGTGTGCGGAAAAAGTTATGTAAATAAGTCTGGGTTACATAATCACCAGAAAAAATGTAAAGTTTATTTATCGCAAGCAATAGAGGGTGTAGATTACGTAAAATGTAAAATATGTGGTTTTACGGGAAAAAGCATAACAGCTCATGTTAAAAGAAATCACTCTCTGTCTAAAGCTGAGTATGAAAAGAAATACGGCCCTACTGTATGTGATAGTACAAAAAGTACGTATTCAGAAACTGCAAAAATAAATGGTGACTGGATTAATAGAGCAAAAGAAAGAGGAGAAGATCTTACAGAATATTTTAATAGCCTTGGGAGTAAAATATCTAAAGGTATTATGAAATCTGACTCTGCAAGAGAAGCAAGAAGACAAACACTTTCTAGACTAAATGCAACGAAGGAGTTTAGAGAAAGATCTTCAGAGACAGCTAAGAAAACATCTAGTAGAAAAGATATACAAGATAAAAGATCAGAACAACTGGCAAAGTGGCGTGAAAATAATCCAGAAGAGTTTTATGAAAAATGCACTTCAGTTATGCATAAGTCTTGGCAGTCTAAACCTGAAATGGATTTGTTCAATGTTGTAGATCAATTTTTTCCAGATACATTTAAGAAAAATCAAATTCTTAAAAGAACTGGTAAGTTTTTGTCTACTAAAACAAACATTAGACAAATTGATATTATGTCCCTAGAAAATAAAATTGTAATAGAATTTGACGGAATACATCATTTTAAAGACGTATTTAAGAAAAAAGGTAATCTTAATGAAGTTAGCAAGAAAGATCAAGAATTAAACTGTGTATTAGTAGAAGAAGGATGGACTGTGATTAGGGTTTCTTGCGACGAATATGATTATAGAGAAAGAGGAAAGTTTAATCAAGAGACATTAGACAAGATATTTGATATCGTAACTAATAAAAAAAGAGGATTATGGCTGTTTGGAAAGTCATACGTGTAAAATTTTAAAAAATAATTTATAATATAATAAAAAAGAAAGGGTTAAGATGCCAAGAATTTCATCAATTGAGTTTACAGGAAAACAGCAAACATATGACTTAGAAGTTGCACATCATGATCACCAGTATTATTTAAGTAATGGTATTTTACAGTCTAACTCCCATGCAATTTCTTATGCTATTGGATCTTATTACGCAGCTTGGTTGCATACTCATCATGAAACTGAATGGTTAGCAGCTATATTACAATCTGAAAATGGAAATCCTAAAGGAATGTCAAAAGCTATATCTGAAATAAAATCATTTGGATATGAAATTGCTGCTGTTGATGTTAATTATTCTGGAAAAGAATGGGAATATTCAGAAGAATTACAAGCTTTTGTTCCTCCATTAACTTCTTTAAAAGGTGTAGGAGATAAAGCTGTTGAAGAAGTTTTTGCTAATAGACCTTATAAAAACTTGAATAGTTTATTCTTTAATGAAGAAGGTAGTTGGAAACATTCAAAATTAAATAAAACAGCTTTCGTTTCATTATGTAAAATGGAGGCCTTTAAATCATTGGATGAAATGCAAAGTAAAAAACTGCTTAATCACAAGCAGCTCCATGATTTAATTGTTGACAATTATAGTACATTAAAAAAAGGTGTTTGGGGAATTACAAAGACTGCTTATAAAAGAGCAATGAAAAAAGAAGAGATTGTATTACCTATTGTTGATGTTTTAATTAATGAATATTGTGATAAAGAAGATTGGTCTAGATCTGTTAAAATTGGAAATTATTTTGACTTATCAAATGATGCTTCTGAAGATTTATTGTTTCCTCCTGAGTTAATGGAAAAAATCAAAGAAAAAGAAATTGACTCTATATTTGAAATAGAAAGTGGTGAAAGAGGAATAGGATACTTTACAGTTACTGAAGTTATTAGGAAAACTACAAAAAATGGAAAGCCATTTATGAGATGGAAGTGTATTGATTGTGACAATAGAAGTGGATGGTTAAGAGTTTGGGGTAATTTAGATCAAGAAATAAAGTATACTACTTGGTTATCAGATGTTAAAAACGACGGTGGATGGGGAATGTCAACGACTTCTGCAAAAGTAAAATTAATTAATGCTTTTGATTGAAATTTTAATTAAATTATTTTATGTAAAATATAAATTTTAATTTATAATATAAAGTATAAATAAAAAGTAATAAGGAATTAAATGAGATTTACGAATATACGCCTTGAAGGGCCTGATTGTAGTGGGAAAACTACATTGTTTAATAATATACATAAAGCAACAAATTATAAGTACAACATTCAAGATAGAAGCTGCTTATCAATGTATGTATTTGCTTGCATGTACGATAGAGATCAAAGTTTTTGGTATAATAAGTTTTTAGAAGATTTAAAAAAATTAGATACGTTATACGTTTTGTTAATGCCGTCTAAAGAAGAATTAGTTAAAAGAATTAAAAAAAGAGGAGATAACATACAAGATGAAAATACAATAATAGATGTATGGAATTCCTTTAATAATGAAGTAGTTTTACCTTTTGGAAAAGATATACCTAACTTAATGATAATAAATCCAAAAGATAAAATGGAAAATGTTAAAAAAGTACTAGAAAGAATGGACTATTTAAATTCAGAAAAAGGTAGTAAGTTAATTAAAAATCTAGTTATAGAGATAAAGTCAAATGAATTAACTGACGTTAGCTGTGTTTCCTATATAAACAAAGATGAACTAGAATATTCTGTAATGGACTTTAAAGAAGAATCTGAATACTATCAAATGATTATGAATCATTTTCTTGAAAAGATATCAAAAGAGTTATTAGGTCTAAACGAATATAAAAAACCACAAGATGAACTTAGTAGAAGATTTATTTATACACATGACAGCTGTATTTCTATGATACACATGTTATTTAGAGAAAACAAAATTGATTTTAATGTAACAATGAGATCTTCAAATGTTTTAAAAACTTTATGGGCTGATTATGAATTTTTAAAAATTTTAGCTTTTGAATCTTCAAAAGAGTTAAAGTTTAAGCATGTGCCTATAAAAATGACATTAAACATAAGATCAGCACACTTAATACCATAAGGAATAGTAATGAATCCATTTTTTAATATTTATATCGGGCCTATGTTTGGATCTAAAACGACAAGACTTTTAGGTGATATTGATAGACAAAAACATAAAGGTAAAAACATACTGACTATCAAACCAGGAATAGATAAAAGATATGCAACTCAAGAAATAGTTTCTCACAGTGGAGGTAAGGTTAAAGCTCATTGTATAGCAAACGTTCAAGATCTTCATAACTTAGTTGCTAAAGGTGAAATATATGATATTATAGCTGTAGATGAAGCTTTTATGATCGAAGAAATAGATGAAGCTTTAATTGAATATTATAAAAGTGGTATATCTATTATCGTATCATCTATACAAATGGATGCAGGTGAATATCCACTTCAAAATATTAAAAATATGTTACCGTGGGGTACAAAGATTGAAGTTTGTCCTGCTGTTTGTACAAAATGCGATGATGATGCTTATTTTACAAAAGCATTATTTGATATACATAATGCTACTCAAGAAGAAAGAATAGGCGCTTACGATATGTACGAGCCAAGATGTATGAAACATTATTTTGAGGATTAAAATGAATAGACCTACTTGGGATCAGATATGGATGAAAGTAGCAGAAACTATATCATTAAGAAGTCATCATCCTGAGTACAAAGTTGGAGCTGTTATAGTGTCTTCTGATAATACTCAAGTTTTGTCTTTAGGATATAATGGTAATGCTGCAGGAATGTCTAACGAACCAGATTCTATAAAGCCTGGAGAAAGTGGATTACTACATGCTGAAATAAATGCATTATTGAAATTGGACTATAATAATCCTAAAGACAAAGTTTTATATTTAACTTTAATGCCTTGTGAATATTGTGCAAAAGCTATAGTAAACAGTGGAATTAAAAAAGTAGTATACAAAGACGAGTATAGATGTAAAAAAGGCGTTGAAATATTAAACGCACAAAATATATTAACATATCGATATGATAATTAATACTAAAATATCTATGGAGAAAAAAATGCTTGATTCTAACTTTATAAAAAAAATGAACGAATCATATAACAAAAGACTTAATTACTTTTTAAATGAAAATGATATTATCAAAGATAAACATGGAAATAACTATGTTGAACTTGCAAGAGGATTAAAAGTAAGAAACAAAAAATCTGGTTTAAGATTTACAGTATTTGGTTATGAAAGAGAAGGCAATGAAGAATATATTCTTCTTTTAAAGCCTGACGTTGCTTTACCTGATTTGTATCAAAAAGCTTTTTTAAAAGATGAATTAGATAATAGAGACGATAAAGAAAAAACAGTTGATAGAGAAATAAACATTAAAGATAGTGACATAATTAAAGTTAATATTAAAGATTTTGATAACGAATACGAAAGAAAAGGTTAGAATGAATATAGATAAAATAATTAATGAAGCTATTAAAGATTCTTTTAAAAAAGAAAAAGAAGAAAATTTAATCTTAAAACAAAGTAGCAATATTATTAAAGAAAGTTATGTTACTCAAGCTGGAAAGTTTGATCTTAAAACGGAATTATTATCAGAAAAAACTAAAAAAAGCCATCAAGCTTTATTAGAAGGCTATGTAAAAGAGTTAAATGAAATATCAGCAAAGTTAGACTCAGCAGATACTTCTGAAGCAAATTTAAATAATTCAGAATTTAGATCATTAAAAATAGATGAAACTTATAATTTAAATGCTGCTTTTTTGCACGGATTATATTTTCAAAATATATCTGATCTTAATAGTCAAGTATCTACAGATAGTTTGTCTTATATGAAACTTTCTAGAGATTTTGGTACATTTGACAAGTGGCAAGAAGATTTTATTGCTTGCTCGTTATCTGCAAGAAATGGATGGGCTGTAACTTTATATAGTACTCAATTAAAAAGATATGTTAATACTGTAATTGATTTGCATTCTCAAAATGTTATGATTGGTATGCAACCTTTAATTGTAATTGATTGTTGGGAGCATAGTTATTATAGAGACTATTTAAAAGATAGAAAGACTTATGTCTTCGCTATGATGAAAGAATTAAACTGGAACGTCATAGAAGAAAGATTTAAGCAAGCTGAAAAAATACACAAGATTTTAGGAGCTTAATATGAAAAGTAATTTTAAAAACAATATAGAACTTTTATTTGAAAATAAAAAAAAGCCTAGCTTAAAAATTCTTTTAGAAGAAGACGAAGATAAAAAAAGCGACAAAGAAGAAAAAGAAGAAAAAGAAGAATCTAAAAGTGATGATCCTTTTGACTTTGCTCAAGAAGAAAAGACTGATGAAGAAACACCAGAAGAAATACCTTCAGAAGAAAATATTGAAAGTATTGATGATAAACAGATGTCTGATAAAGAACAAGAAGATTTAAAAACATCTATGTTTGTTCAAAGCTTAAATACAGAATTAGAAACTGCTGAAAAAGGTAAAGACCTAAGATATTCTAAACTAAATAGTATAGAAAAGAATAATCCTATTAGCGCTATTACAGATTCTAAAGAATATAAATTAAAAAATTTATTGTTTGAAAAAAGTAATGATGGAAAAAACATAGCAAAAAAAATAAATTCGTTTTTAGATGATCATCAAGATAAAATATCTAATTTAAAAAAAGCTAACAAGCAAGAGATAGAAGGATATGGTATTGAAATAAACGACTTATTAAATAAATCTGTAAAAGCAGTAAATGAATTTGAAAAAAAGATACATCCAGCTGATGTTATTTTAAATTTCTATGAAAAGAAAATAGTTGAGCTAGCTCCGTTAGAAGAGATAGATGATATGTTGGACGAGTTTAGAAAAGAATTTTGTAAGAGAGTAAAAAAAGAAACACAATATACAGATTATGAAAGACCTGAATTTTACGCAGGAAGTAATTCTAACTATAATAGTGGTGTAGTTGGACAAAAATCAGGTTAACAGATGAGTAAACAAAAATTTCAAGCAAAAAGAATATTAAACAATAAAACTGTTCATTTTGTTTTGCCAGGAGAAATACATAGAAAGTTAAGAGCTAAATTGTTTCTTAAAGAATCTTCTATTCAAAACTTTTTTAAAGTAATATCAGAAAAGTTTTTAGAAGGAGATCCTCATATTCAATCAATTTTAGAAAAAAGCGTTTTAGAAATTAAAACAAATAAGATAAACAAACTAAAAGAAGTAAATGAGAAAGATTTATACGATGCAATTGAAAGCGAATCTCCTTTTAAATAAAATACAAAGTTTTATAGATAGAAAAATATCTGAAGTTATTGAAGAAAAAAACAAAGATATATATAAAAATTTAGAAAACTTTAGAGTAGATCAAATAATAAAAAATCAAAAAATTGATGACCTTAATAAAAAAATTTCTTTATACGAAAAAGAAAATAAAGCACTTTTAAACGATATATTAGTCATATCAAATGTTTTAAAAGATGTATTTACTACTGTAGAGTTTTTAAGTATTTTGCTTGAAAATGATTTTGATCCTAATAAAAAAAAATCAACAAATAAAAAAAAGATAATTCATTAAATAACTTAGTTTTTGTATAAAATAATTAAAAATAAAAGCTAAGGTGAAAAATGAAAGAACAAGAACTTATAAACACAATATTGTTTAGCAATCAGATTAATGAAAAATTTGAAGTTGATGATTCAGGTAGACAATTTAGTAGTACAGCTATTTTTGATAGACCTTCAAAAGAAAAAGAAGATATTTTTGAATTACCTATAACTAGCGCTGAAATTACTTCAAATCAACTTACTAAAGATCTAGTAAGCAAAGAAAAACTTTTAGACAAAAATTATCAACCGCAAAATATAAAAGAGTTAATTTCAGCAATTAATTCAATATTTAATAATATCGATATGACAAAAGATCAAATATCAGTTACTTGGAAAATAATTAAGAAAATATCAGAAAAGGTTTCTAAGAATGAAGTTAACTAAAATTAGAATAAAAAAGTTGCTAGAAAACAAGTCTAATGATTTTAAAAGAAAATATTACGCATTATCTACTTTGTCTACTAATGACAGCATAGATACTTACGAAATATACGCAGAAGCATGTGTATATCTTGAAAATCTTATAAAAACAGAAGGTAAAATACCTGAATATAATGCTATTATTAATCTTTACAAAGAGTCTTTAATAAAAGAAAATAAATCAAAAAGAGTAATAGATAATAATGTTAAGTTTATCAATAGATATTGTGACTTATCTTTTTCTAAAAAGCTCTCTTTATTTGAAAACATTGTAGAAGAAGAATTAGTTAGTGCAGGAAAGAATTATTTAAAAAAAGAAATAGATAACAAACTTTTCTCTGTAATGATTGAATCTTTTAACACTAAAAAAAGTTTATTTTTAGAGTCAACTGACTTAAACAAAGATGAAAAATCAGGTAAATCATATTTAAAAGATCTTGCAAAAAAAGTAATAACAATTAAAAATATACCTTTTATAGAAAATACTCTAGGAATTTTTTTACCTAAAGGTTATTTTAAAACAGACGAAGAAATGCAAAAGCATCTAACAAAGGTAACTCATGCGATTCTTGCAAAATATGATTTAATAGTAAATAAAAGAGCTTCTAAAGAAGATTTAAAAAAATTACATATTATTTCTATTATTGATTATCATTTAAATATAGCACAAGAACCTTATTCTGATGAAGATATTAAAAAAATGTCAGATAGTTTTGGATTAAATGATTATACTTTAAGTTCTGTTTACGGCGGATTAGTTAAAAAATCATCTAACGCTTTAAAATCTTTAAAAAGCGTTAGCCTGTCAAGAGGAAAAATAAACGATGACGTTAAGTCTGTTTTAAAAGCTGAAAGAAATAGGTTAGTTAATCTAATTACGTTTACAGAGTATAGTATAAATACTAACAATTTAAACATAAATGATTTATACTTGCTTCTAAGCAGATGTATAAAAGAAGATACATATAAATATCCTTCTAAAAGACTAGGAAAATATCAAACAACAGATATTAAAGTAACTGATTTGGAAGAACCAGAAGAAACAGTAACTGGTGAAAAAATAAAACAAAAAACAGAATTAGTTCCAATTACAAAAGATATAGTTGATATTGATTTAAAGGGCGAAAAAGTAATAAGTCTTATTAAAAAAGATATGGATGCTTTGTATTCTGATAAGAGCTTTGATGTAAATGCAAAAGATGATTCATCTAGCGATAATCAACAACAGTACTTAAAAGACTTAGAAGATTTTGAAAGAGCAAAGAGTAAAGAAGACAAAGAAGAAATGGAAAAGTATCCTGACTTTTTAGATGCTAAATCTGTAAAGCAAAAAGGTACAGATCCTAATTATTATCCAAAGCTAAAACCAGTATATAAACCTGAGATTCAAACAACTATGGATAGTGAAGGAAATGTAACTACTAAAAAGGTTCCTGCTAAAGATATTTGGGGTAATAGAATAATTGTTAAAATGATGCATGTTCATGACAAAGATGGAAATCCTATTGGAGAGTTTGAACTAGAAGATTCTGAAGATGTTGTTGATATTTCTGATTATTTTCTAAAAAATAAAAGCCAAAGAAAATCAGCTAGAAGAGAAGAATTAGAAAAATCAAAAATGTTAAGCATATCATCAGATCCTTCTTTAAGTGCACCTACGCCAGAAGATTATTATAGAATATTGGCAAAAGGAAATAAAAAGCTAGGTAAATCAAAATCTTATCAAGAAATAGCAGATTTATCTAGTGGAAGATGGAAAAATCATTCAGGCGCTAGACAAGATATTAATAAATACTTTGTTAGAAGCATGTTTTATTCTGCAAACAATAAGTTAAAATCATCTATATACAAAGATCTCTTAGTAAAATATATTTATTTATTAGAAAAAAAAGATCTTGTTGATGATAACTTTGTTAATTTAAATGATTTTACAAGAGTTAAAGATTCAGATGAATCTAAACTGAGTTTGTTTGAAGATATAAATAACAATATCACAGAAGCTGATATTGAAGAATATCTTACTGGCGAGTTAGAAGAAAAAGCTTATAGCGATGACATGTCTGGTCTTAAATTTGAAATATTAGATGACTTAATATCAGAAAGTATTTCTGGTTTTAGAATTTTTGTAACACATTTAATGAGAGACTTTTACGATAAAAATATTTGGAAAAAACTAGAATTAGACTTAACGTATGCAGTAAAAGAATATTTTAATAAAAACTTTCCTAACAATAGAATTGCAGAAAACTTAGCAAAAGGAAGACAAGTTAGAGATATTTTCAAAGTAAAACATTCAGGACAGGCACTTTTTAATACTATAATTTATTGGGTTATGAGAAGCACTGCAATGAAAGGTGCTAAAGGCCAGATAGATCAGAAAAACTTAGCAAAAGAAGATGTAGAATTAAGAAAAAGTAAGTTTAGAGCTGAATTTACAAAAGCTATTAGTAATCATAATAATTTTGTTGATTCATATAATAAAGCTAAAAATAAAAACTGGCCAAAATTAATTTTTAGTAATTTAGATATGGAAAATTTAGTAAAAGATATTTCATATGAAGATCCAAGTAATAGTATAATAGGAAAGTATTACGAAGAAGCTAGATATTTTGATAATGAAAAATTAAATAGATTTAACTCTTGGTTAGGTGAACTTGAAAAAAAGAAAAAGCTATTCACATATGTTTCAGTTGCATTAATAACAAATTGGTATTATAAGAGTGGCTTTATATTGTCTAAGATTCAAGGATCTAATGATAGTGCAAATAATAGTAATAGCATAAGATTTGTTTTAAAACACAAAGAAGACAATAGTATTCATCTTTTAGCAAAAAAAGAAGAGATGATGATAAAAGCAGCTGCTGAAGCTAGAGTCAAAGAATATGAAAAAACAGTAAAATCTGATTTGACTAAGTACGAAGAATATGCAAGTAACAAATACAAGAATCCAATGCCTAAACAAATAAGAGACAGATGGATTTCTGATAATTCTACAGAAGAAGCATTATATTACGATCCTACTAAGAAGAGACTAGTTAAAGTAGAGATTAATATGCCTATAGAAACAGACGGAGAAGACAATCTTGAAAAATGCAGTATTTTCTTGCCTGATGCTGAAGATAGTATTGTAGTAAATACTGAGGATCTTGTTCCTTTAAAGATAGATTCAACTATGAAGAGAGAAATTGAAAAATCTTCTGGGTCTAACAAGTATAAGAATACAATGACAAAAGAAGAAAGAGACAGATGGATATCTAATATATCTACTGATGAAGCACTTTACTTTGACAAAGAATCTCAAAAGCTAGTTAAAGTAGAGATTGATATG